CTGGTTCACAGATTACAACTGGAGATTCTAATGTTGCTATTGGTCACCAAGCTATGGATGAAATTAGTACAGGTGATAGAAATATAGCTATTGGTCATAATGCAATAGGTAATGCTCAGGGTGGTTCTACTTCTGGCGGTTCAAAAGATAATATTGCGATAGGTTTTCAATCTCAAGGTGGTGCATGGTCAGATGTTGAATGTCTTAAAAATACTTCTATAGGAAGTTACTCTCTTGATGGAGCTTTAAATGGAGCATTACAAAATACGGCAATAGGATATGCTAGTCTAGGTGCAGTTACTCAAGGTGATAATAACGTAGCAGTTGGTATGGAAGCTGGTGATAATATCACTACTGGAACTAAAAATGTAACTATAGGACAACAAGCAAGAACAAGTGCAGTTGGAGGAACTAATCAAATTGTAATTGGTGCTGGTGCAACTGGTCGAGCAGATAACTCAGTAACTCTTGGGAATACTGAGACTACTCAAGTTTATGTAGCACCTCACGCTTCCAATGGTGGAGCAACTCAACAATTAGTTTTTCGTGATGATGCAGATAAAGGTATTATCAATTACGACCATAATAATGGAATGTTTAAAATTACAGTTGAAGGAACTGAACATTCAAGATTTGCAAGTGGTGGTGACTTAGTATTACTACATGGTGGAGTCAATTTTCTTGATGCAGAAGGTACATCAGCAAGTTCAGATGCTAATACTTTAGACGATTATGAGGAAGGTGATTATGATGCTACTATTACTACTGGTTCAAGTGGAACTATTACTTTAAATGGCTCTTTCAACAGATTACAATATGTTAAAATTGGTAAAATGGTCAATGTAACTGGTAATTTATCAGTTAGTTCAGTAAGTAGTCCTGTGGGATATTTTAATATATCTTTGCCTTTTGCTATTGGAGATGGAACAGATACGGCTGGTAGAAGTTGTGGTGCAATAACAGTTCACAATGCAAATGCTATTTTATCTAGGGACTTTGTAAATATTGGTGTTGAAGGTGAGTCTGCTATTCGAGTTTATGTAGGAGATGCTTCAGGTCTACAATCTGATTCTGCGAATGGGGTTATAGCAAATACTGCAATTCATATTTCATTTACATATCATGTCTAAAAGAATTAGACTGGAAAACAAGGAGTTGAAATGGCTTTAACAAAAGAAATAACAGAAGATTATGAAGTAAGAACACAATTCAAACATATACAAGTTCGCACAAGAACTGCTATAATTGAAGATGGTTCAGAGATTTCATACAAATACACTAGAAGAGTATTAAATCCACATATGGATGTATCTAGTGAAAATGCTGAAATACAAGCATTGGCAAACGCTCTATGGACAGATGAAGTAAAGTCTGCATGGACAGCTAAACAAGCAGAAGAAGTTTAACAAACAAGGAGTCAATAATGGCTAAAACAAAAAAAGAAACGCCAGTTATTCTAAAGTTAAATGATGTCGAATATGACGTTAATAAAGACTTTAATGACGAGCAAAAACGAATGTACTTACATTTAAAAAACATAGACGATAAAATAAATTCAAATAACTTTATTCAGGAACAACTTGGAGTAAGTAAAGATGGATTTGTTCGACTATTAGAAGAATCATTAGCTAAAACTGAAGAGGTAGAAGCAGAGTAATGATTGTAAGGAAATGCGCTCAGAATAATGATATAGCTATTTTCAAGAATACTAAGCCGAACATGGTAAAGAAAATTCTAATGGCAGATAAATCCGTAATAACTATCACCTATCCTAATTCTAAAGATTACTTTGTTTTAGTAGATGGTGAAATAGTGAAAAGGACTAACTCTTTCCAAACTGCTGAAGAGTGTTACTTGGAAGAGAAAGGGAAAAAGAATATCATTGGTCATGGGCGCATTGACATTGTACAACATAAACTTATAAATAATATTGTGGTGGATAGATGAACAATCCACTAGCAAAACTCGTATCATGGCAATTAAAAACAGGACAACTCGATGGTTATACTAGTTATCATATTGCCGCGGGAGCATTTCTATGCAAGATATTTCAATGGCTTCATTTTAGCGATTTTTGGTGCGTTATGGGCGTATTGATAGTTGGTATCGCTTGGGAAGTTTTCGAGTGGATAATAGAGAATTGGAAGCCTTACGGATCAAAGAAACGATGGGCTTACAATACTGCCTCGGATCTGATCGTAGAAACTGCAATGGCGTGGTGGATGGTGTTGTGAGAAGAGTACAAGCGCATTTGTTTATTTGGCTGTTGGTATCACTTACAGGCTGCACCAATGGATGGAGTGTTGGCGAAAATGTAGAGACCTATGCTTATGTAGAAATTTTAGATCAAGACTCTACCAGTCATTTTTATAGTGATCAAATTAGAATAAATGCAGATAATTGGTGCTTTACTCATTCACGTTTTGAAATTATACGAGAGCAATGAAAGAGCCACTTAACGATGAATTACAAATTAATATTTCGGTCAAGTGGGCAGTACAGATTGTGGTGTTTATTGTAACCTTGTGCGGCGCATATTATTCACTAGATCAAAAAGCAAATCAAAATAAAAGTGAATTGGAATACATTAAAAAAACTTTTATTGAGTACGAAGAAGTAGTCGATCAACGTGTAGGTCGATTAGAGTCATACAAAGAGCAAGAATTAGAAGCGGTCAACCAATCAATGTTAAGCCGCGTATTAGGCAAGGAATGAAATGCCAACAAATGAATTGCAAGGAATCGCAGAAGAATTATTTGGTAAAGTGGTATGGCTTGCAGTTGGCTATTTGGCCATTAGCATATTTAAAGGACTTATTCTTAACGTATATGAAGGGATAATGGTATGGTTGGGCAACGATTTCAATGCAGACGATGTCGTATATCTAGGGCCAGAAGAAAGACCCGCAAGAATTGTCCGTATGGGTGTTCGCAAAACCGTGTTCTACATGAAGGACGCAGACGGCCTGTGGAATATAAAGATGGCAGTGCCAAACGAAAGTCTAAAAATGATGGTTATTAAAAAACAGCTTCCAAAGAATGGCGGCAAATTTCACACACAAACTGGTCAGGAAACGAAAAATGGACACTCTTAAAATTGCATCAATTAGTTTTTCTAATTACGCATTAACTCTAGGCCATGTAAACGATGTACTGCAAATAATTGTAGCATGTTTGTCAATCTTTTTACTAATAAGAAAGATGAGGAATAAATAACATGAAAGCTCTTATCAACGAAATTAAAGAAAAAGCAATTGAGCATGCTATGACGGTTGCGGAAGATCAAGCTTCTATAATGAAAGGCGGCGTAGTAGAATGGATTAAGTCGGATGAATTTGAAACGCAGTTAGCTGAGATGATGGATAAAGCGATTAATATTCCATTTGTAAAAGATGAAAAAGAAGAAAAGCATTTTCGTGCGCTTGCAGATATTATACAGAATTTAATTGCTGGATTTGTAGGACAAATAAAGATTAAATGATCACGTACCGTGGACAACGATTTTCTGGCTATAATAAACCGAAGCGAACTCCGGGAAAAAGTAAGAAGTTTGCAGTTCTTGCAAAGCAAGGCAAAAAGATTCGGCTTATACGTTTTGGGGATCCGAATATGCGAATTAAGAAATCAAGTCCCGCTCGACGTAAATCATTTCGTGCGCGTCATAAGTGCGATGCGACATCAACTAAACGGAATAAACTAACTGCTCGACACTGGAGCTGCAAAAATTGGTGACAGTATGGCTAAAAAAGTAAGTTGGATGTTTGGAAAGAAAAGATATTATGGTACACTTATTCGTGAGACCAAAGACTACAAATATGCACGTACCAGTAATGGAAAAATAAAAAAGATTAAAAAGAAAAGGGGTTAACATGCCAAGCAAAAAAGGATACGGAAAGAAGATTGGATTCAGCAAGAAGAAAAAGAAGAAAATGACAAAAGGTAAGAAGCGTAAGTGATAGATAAAAAACAGATGCGGGGCATCATTAACGATGTATTGCAAAAGCTAGGTGACAAATATGCAGATCCAAAAGCATTAGACTTGGTTTACAATACTGGCTTAGTTGAATCTAAATATGTTTATTTAAAGCAGATAAAAGGCCCCGCTGTTGGCTTTATGCAAATTGAGCCTTTTACCGCAGTAGATACGTGTATTAATTACTTACAGTTCCGTGAGCCGTTAATGAAAAAAGTCGCAGAAGTGTGCTATCTGGATTGGAAGTATTTTATAGATCCAACGGAAGAAGATTGGCGCTATATCTTATCTACTAACATTGCATCAATGATTATTTTTTGCCGGTTACACTACAGACGTGTACCAAAGCCATTACCTCGTACATTAGCGGAACAAGCTATCTATTGGAAAGCATACTATAACACTGCAAAAGGCAAAGGTACACCTGAACACTTTGCGGAGATTGTGACTAAATATGGATGATGCACAAAAAATAGCACATATTATAGAGGTAATGAAGCAGCTACAAGAATTAGAATTAATGTATGCAGAAAACCACGGTACAGATACAATTATACTTAGTTTAATGCTTGCGTTAATTCACAACACAAAAATACCAGAAGTAACCATAATACCAGACAATAGAGGGATGGCCCAAGCATGAGCAGATACGAAGCATATTGCAATATAACTACAGATCTACAAGCTATATGCGATGTGGATTCTTACGATCGAAAGCGGTTACTAGCGGGTCAATTTGTTGAAAGCGGAACCAGCAATTTATATTACTTACATAATTCTGGATATGTATCCCAGTTATATATGAATGGTGCAGAGCAGACGCTAGTAACAGATACACCAAATGCTATGGGAGAATATGCCTACCAAAGCGCATCGGATCGTTTGGATGTGTATATCGGTGGTAGCAGTGTTGCAGATATGAATGCCAGAGATTGGTCAGAAGGCGTTGATTTCAGCGATACAAAGCAAGCTGCGGTTGATGAAGCATCAGATTTTATTCGTAGTTATATAAATAGACCAATATACAAAAGAAAAAATTCAGATTTACAAGGCGCAGCATCACGTACCTATGATTATATTGTTATCCGAATCAACGCAATATTAGCAGCTGCAAATTTAGTACGCAGAGATGATCCAGCAAAAGCAGATGAGCTATATGCTCTTGCAATCAATCAAGATGGAGATGGCTTATTAGATAAGCTAAAGCGTGGAGAATTTGCTTTATGGCATGAAACATCAAATAGATCCGATGATGGTGTTGTGCAGCTTGTTACTGCGGATGCTAGCTCAACTGGTTTTCCCAGAGATATTAAACTTGCTGGCCCACCCGCAGTAGATTACGATGAAGTACGTTTAGTTATTTCTACTGGTGGTACGTTTACGCCTGGTACAACTAGTCCTGTAAAATACGATGTGTATATTAAAAATGACGAGGGTCTGCGCATGCATAAAGCGGTAGATGCAGAGCAAGTAAACGGGTCGTATCAATCCATGGCGTACGGCGCTACTGTGGCGTGGCAATATGGAGTGTATACTGCTGGCGATGAGTTTGCAGTTATATTTCAATCTAGTGATATTGCAGTAGGTACAGTGAAATGTGGTCAAATATATAGATAATGGCTATTACATTTACCAACCATTTAGCTACCAATATACTCTCGCCATTAGAAGCGTTAATAAAAGCGGAGTTTACAATTCCAGTGTGCTATGATGTGGATTATGTGCAGCGTGGAACGAATTGGTTTAATTTGCGTCCATTGAGCGATGAAGTAGTGGAAAATCTAGCTAGTGGACATATTAGAAACTATGAAGTGAACATACAGTACTACAGAGTTGTTTCTGGCCAACATCGAAGAGATACACATATTGATTCTGTTTCTGCAATTATGGAACGAGTCAAGCGATTGATTCGCAACAATACATCACACGAAACATTTTTTTTTAATGGGCAACTATCTAATATTAACTATCAAGCAGATCCCGGTGATGTGTCATCCGATGTGCTATTAGTAGAAGCAACATTTAATGCAAACGTACTTGAGGTTGTATAATGAAAGTAGTAAAAAAAAGTAAGGTCGGACAAATTCCAAAGTATAATAGTCACTCTGGATTTAGCAAAGTAGACTGGAATAGCTTAAATAGTGGTAAGTCAATTGAAGTAGACGTAATACCAGAAGTTGCAAAACAATTTGTAGAAGCAGTAAAAAAAGGTAAATAATTATGGCTAATAACGTAGTAGCACATCAACCCAATGATTTCGGCGTAGGTATTGTTCAAGAAGCAACCGTTGGTACACCAGTAGATAATACAACTCAGCTATTTACTGATAGCGTAAGTATGCCGTCTTTTTCCCCCGATCAAGATTTAGCACCTAAGTCAGGTAAATTTGTTGCGGATTT